ACTTCTTCGCTGTATTGGAAAGATGCATATATAGATTCAATTACTACCACAGGTAATGTTTCAGTTGGTGGTAATCTTACAGTTACAGGTACGACTACGTTTAATGGTGGTACACTTACATTGGGTGATGCGGCAGACGATAACGTAGTCTTTGGTGCTGATGTCAACTCAAACATTATTCCTAATACAGACAACGCATACGACTTAGGAAGTTCTTCACAAGAATGGAAAGATTTATATGTCGATGGTATTGCATACTTAGACGGTATTAACTTCAACGGTACAGCAATTACAGCAACTGCTGCTGAAATTAATATTATGGATGGTGTCACAGCGACTGCTGCTGAGATCAATGCACTTGACGGAATTACAGCTACTGTTGCAGAATTAAATATATTAGACGGAGTAACCTCTACAGCAGCCGAAATAAATTTATTAGACGGTGTAACTTCTACAACTGCTGAACTCAATATATTAGATGGTGTAACAGCTACTGCTGCTGAAATCAATTTATTAGATGGAGTTACTTCAACAACTGCTGAACTTAATATTTTAGATGGTGTAACTTCAACAGCTACAGAACTTAACATTGTTGATGGTAATACATCAGCTACTTCAACAACTTTAGCAGATGCTGACAGAGTTGTTGTTAATGATAACGGTACTATGGTTCAAGTAGCATTAACAGACTTTGAAACTTATTTTGAGTCCGCACTTGATACACTAAGTAATGTTACAACAGTAGGAGCATTAAATTCAGGTAGTATTACTTCAGGTTTTGGTTCGATTGATAATGGTTCATCAGCTATTACTACAACAGGCACAGTAACCTATGGTAGTTTGTCTGATGGTTCTATAACAATCACAGCTTTTGTAGACGAAGATGATATGTCTTCAGATAGTGCTACACTTGTGCCAACTCAACAATCTGTTAAGGCTTATGTAGACAGCCAAGTTACAGCACAAGATTTAGATGCCACAACAGACAGTGGTACTATTGATATTGATTTAGACAGCGAAACTTTAACAATTGCTGGCGGAGAAGGTATTGATACTTCTGCTTCAGGAACTACGATTACTATTACTGGTGAAGAAGCATCAACATCTAACAAAGGTGTAGCATCTTTTGACTCAAATGACTTTACAGTTTCTAGTGGTGCTGTAAGTCTAGCTACAACTTCTACTGCTGCAGAGCTTAATATCCTTGATGGTGTTACAGCTACTACAGCAGAATTAAACATCCTTGATGGAGTTACAAGTACTACAGCCGAATTAAACATCTTAGATGGTGTTACAAGTACTGCAGCAGAACTAAATATCCTAGATGGAGCAACAGTTGTTGTTGGTGAAATAAATGCGTTAGATTTAGGCTCAACGGCTGTCGGTACAGCAATAGCCTCTAAAGCAGTTATACTTGATTCCAATAAAGATTACACAGGTATAAGAAACTTAACCATTACAGGTGAGTTAGATGCAGCCACATTAGATATAAGTGGTGACGTAGATATTGATGGAACACTAGAAACAGACAACCTAACAGTTGGTGGCGCACAAGGCTCTGATGGACAAGTACTGACTTCAACAGGAAGTGGAGTAGCTTGGGAAACTCCTGCTAGTGGTGGAGCTAATGCAATAAACGATTTATCAGATGCTAAAACTTTTGGTACTTCTTCAATTATGATTGGAGATGCTACTACAGGAACAATAGATGCTGCAAATTATAATACAGGTGTAGGTGTTGATGTTTTTGAAGCCTTGACAACTGGTGATAATAATACAGCCATAGGTTTTGCTGCTTTAACAGCGAACACCACAGCCAACAACAATACAGCAGTTGGTAGTTCGGCTTTAGCAGCAGCTACCACAGGACACAGTAATACTGCTATGGGTAAAAATGCAGGAATAGCACTTACAACTGGCGATAAAAACATAGCTATTGGTTCTGATGCTTTAGAAGCTCAAACAACAGCAGATAACAACACTGCTGTAGGCACAAGTGCTTTAAATGCCAACACCACAGGTGATGAAAGTGTTGCGATTGGAATGGAGGCAGCAAAAGTAAACACAACTGGAAGTCAATTAGTTGCTGTAGGTAAAGGTGCTTTGTACTCAAACACAACTGCTTCTGCAAACACAGCACTTGGACACCAGTCTCTTTATTACAACACCACTGGAGCAGATAACACGGCAGTCGGAAAAGAAGCCCTTAAAGCAAACACTACAGGAGCATTTAATACAGCAGTCGGTGCTAGGTCACTTGATGCTAATACCACAGGTGCTGGAAATACAGCAGTGGGTGAAGATTCATTATCTGCTAATACCACTGCTAATGATAATACAGCAATCGGACAAAATGCATTGAAAGTTAACACAACTGGAACTCAAAACGTAGCCGTTGGTCAAGGTGCTTTAGACGCAAATACGACTGCGGATAACAACACTGCAATCGGTTTTGAGTCTTTAACAACAAATACTACAGGCACAGCAAATACTGGTGTGGGTCGTACTTCACTAAATGCAAATAGCACAGGTAATAACAATACTGCGGTTGGAATGGGGTCAATAGAGTCTAATAGCACAGGAAATGACAACACGGCAGTTGGTAAAGATGCTTTACAGTCAAGCACCACAGCATCAGACAACACTGCTATTGGCTCACAAGCTGGCGATGCTATAACCACAGGTGCATCAAATACTTTATTAGGTAGAAATGCTGGTGGCGCAATAACTACAGGAAATAATAATGTTTTCATTGGTGATACTGCTGGTGATGCAGGTACAACTATAGGTAATATGGTTGGTATTGGTTATGGCGCATTAACAGCCAATACAGGCGAAGGAAACCATACAGCAATTGGTATGCAATCATTAACAGCCAATACTACAGGAAACAACAATACAGGTGTTGGTCATAAAACTTTGTTTAGCAACACCACAGGCGGTAGTCACACAGCAGTTGGGGATAACGCATTGTATTGGAACACAACAGGAGGAAGTTGTACGGCAGTTGGAAGGTCTGCACTTCTTAAAAATACAACTGGAAACCACAATGTTGCGGTAGGTACATTTACTGGACAACAAAACACCACTGGATCAGAAAACACGTCTATAGGATATTCAGCACTGAATTTAAACACTACAGGAAATTATAACACTGCTGTAGGGTTTGGCTCTCTTGATGCCAATACGACTGCTAATAGTAACACAGGCGTTGGCTATGCTTCTTTAGGAGCAAACACCACAGGTACAGAAAACGTTGCTGTTGGCGGAAACTCTTTAGACTCTAATACCACAGGCTCGTACAATACGGCAGTTGGATACGATGCTTTACAAGCAAACACCACAGGTTCCCCAAATGTAGCTATAGGTGCTTATTGTCTTGATGCAAACACAACTGGCACAGGACACGTAGCTGTAGGAGCAAATGCTTTAGGAGCGTGTACCACAGGAACGCAAAATACAGCAGTGGGTGAAAAAGCACTTTTATCGTGTACCACAGGTGAATCAAACACTGCTGTTGGAAATGTTACATTTGATGCTATAACTACAGGTAATAATAACACCGCAATAGGAAAAAATGCTGGTGGCTTGCTTACAACAGGAAATCAAAACACAATGATTGGTCAAAATTCTGGAGATAGGCTTGTAGATGGTTCTTACAATGTTTGTGTAGGCGGAGAAGCAGATACAAGTCAAACTGATTCAGAAGGTGAAATTGTTATTGGTCGTACTGTAGCTGGAGGCGGTAATAATACAGTTAGATTTGGTCAAGCCACAGGTAAAGCAACACTCTCTTTAGATGGTTCAGATACCTCTTGGGCAGCAACATCGGATGTTCGTTTAAAAGAAAACATAAAAGATTCAAGTGCTGGACTTGCTTTTATTAATGATTTAAGACCAATAACTTATAATTGGAGAGCTAAAAAAGATGTACCACAAGATATGTCTCAATATGAGAAAGACTCTGAAAAACCAGCCAACGGTACAATCTATGGTCAACAAAATCACGGATTTATTGCACAAGAAGTCAAAGAAGCGATAGATAAGCATTCTGACTCTGTTGTAGAGAATCATCATATTTGGAGTGTAGACCCTGACGGAACACAACAAATAGCTTTTGGTAATATGATGCCAATGGCTATTAAAGCAATCCAAGAACTCTCAGCACAAGTTGAGGAATTAAAACAACAATTAAATAATAACGAGGAATAAAAAATGGCACAGACAGTAAGTGAAGTCTTAACAGCAGCTACAGACAGCGTAACTTTGATTAATGCAATTAATGCAGATGCTTCTGCGGTAGATGCAGTCGAAGGAATGACTCAAGCTGAAATAAACGAAGTGGTACAACGTAACGTAGACCACATCGAAATCATTCTAGCTTATGCACCTGTTGATTCAGACGATGATACACCTGACGTTGTTGGTGATAGCTCAGACAAGTCAAGCTACACAGATGCAGTAACAACTGGAAAAGCTTATATTGCAGCGAATTAATAGTTGTGGAACTTTCTAGTTATATGGTTTGGAATGGTATTCTGACTCTAGTAGTCGGACCAGTGCTGTATGCTATTCGTTCTAATACAATAGAACTAAAGCGTATTGATATTCTTATTAACCGTACAAGAGAAGAGATGGCTAAAGACTATATATCTCGTGATACGTTTGAACGTGATATGAATAAGATAATGAAAGGTTTAGAAAAGCTAGAACAAAAGATTGACAGACTTGTAGAACAAGAAGGAAATAGATAGAAATGGCAAACAAAAGAAAAAGATATAATAAAGGTAAACGAGTAGATATGCGACAAGGCGGTAGAGTTGCTTTGGCTAAAGGTAATCAACCTGAAGCAGAAGAAGGAATTTTTGGTAACCTCAAGAAAGCAGCACAAACTCTTAAAAAAGAAAAACCACCTATGATATATTCAACTCCTGTTGATCTTACTGATCCAAGACCTATTCCTACAAGTGATGATGCACCAAGAGGCGGTAAAGTAGTAGGAGGACCGAGAACTCCTGAAGAACTAAAACAACAAGAACAATTAGGCTATGTTGCAGGTCGTACTCCGACAACTTCTATACCTCAAGTTCAAGCTGGTAACATTTTTCCAAAAGTACAGCAAGACTTACGAGAAAAAGTACAAGAACAAATTCAAACAGATCGTGAAGATACAATGACAGATGCTCAAAGAGAAGCAGCTGAACGAGCCTTACAAGCTGCACAAGGCAGAGGTCCGGGAGGTCAAGGAGGTCCTTGGTGGAGAAGAGCAGGTTTTAATTCAAGACAAGAAGCACTTACAGCAGGTTATGATCCTGATACAGGACAACAAACAGCTACAGCTACAGCTACAGAAACTACAACAGGAGCTAGACCCGGAACAGAATCTCCAACATATGCAAACCTTACAGAAGAGCAACAACAAGCAGCAAGACAAAGAGTACAAGATGCTGCAGAAGGTGTGGTTCCTGAAGCTGCTATAATTCCAGAAGCTGTTCAAGTTGATACTGGTGTTTATACAGAAGAACAATTAAGACCTTGGCAAAAAGGAGGTATTGGAGGAACAGTTTTAAAAAATGATGCAGGATATACTGCTAAACAAATAGCAGAAGGGATGACTACAGATGATCCTGCTTTTGCAAACTATACAATGAGTGATGTAGTAAAATTAATGCAAGAAGAACTAAAACTTATAGGACAACCTGATCCTAATTCTCCAATGGCTGCAGACACAATAAAAATGGAAGATGTTGCAGATGTAAAAGCAGAAACAATTGAAATGCCTTCTCAAGAACAAGTAGCTACAGGAGTATCTACAAAAGCTAGACAACAACAAGTAGGTGATGCTGCTCAAATGGAAGCTGCTCAAGTTACTGAAGCACCTGTAATAGATGCTCAAACTGGCCAAGTTAGTCCTGAAGCTATTGCAGAAATGCAAAATGCTACATTAACTATGGCTGCTGAAGGTGTGACTGTTGATCAAACACAGGCATCTCAAGCTTTGGCAGAAAATGTTGTAGGTACGTTAAGTCCTGAAGCAAAAGCAGAAGCTGCAAAAGTAGCAGGTACAGATTTACCAAGAGTTTTAAGAGCTAAAAAACAACTACGAAGATCAGGATTAACTGAAGAACAGATTAATCTTATAGGTAATGATCCTGAAGCTTTAGAAGATGAATTAATGGATTATACTGAAGAACAAAGAGGAATGATCGCAGGTCTTCCTGAAGAAGCTTTGGTATCGACACAATTAAATGCTTTATTAGAAGGTGTAGAAAACGGAGAGATTCCTGCTTTTGCTAGACCTGCAATGGCAGCAGTTGAACAAATGTTGGCACAAAGAGGAATGTCAGCTTCAACAGTTGGTAGGGATGCTTTAATAAATGCAATGATACAAAGTGCTATTCCGTTAGCGCAGAGCAATGCGCAATCTATAAAAGAAAGCGTAATGCAACAAAGAACCATTGAAGCTCAAGCAGAACAAGTTAATGCTCAAATGAGACAACAGACAGCGCTTGCCAATGCTGACAAGGTTTTCAATATGGATATGGCTAACTTTACTGCTGAACAACAAACAGCATTAGGCAATAGTAAGTTTTTACAAACTGTAGCATTAACAGATACAAGTAACGAACAGAATGCAGTATTAACAAACGCTGCTAATATGGCTAAACTAGACTTAGCAGAGCTTGATGCGAATACAAGATTACAAGCTCAGAATGCTCAGACATTTTTACAAATGGATATGGCAAACTTAAACAATAGACAACAAGCAGAAATTATCAGCGCACAACAAGAACAGCAAAGATTGTTAAGTAATCAAGCTGCTGAAAATGCTGCTAGAAATGCTAATATGGCTTCACAAAATCAAAGAGATCAATTTGTTGCAAGCCTAGCACAACAAGTAGAAATGAACAATGCTGCACGTAACGATGCAATGTCTACATTTAACGCAAGCCAAGCAAATGCAGCAGAAGCAAGAAGAGTAGGTATTGAAGCAGATATAAACAAAGCAAATGCTGCAATGGTTAATGACATTAATAAAATGAATGCTCAGATGGATTTTAATAGACAACAATGGAATGCTGCAAATGCACAAGCTGTAGAGATGTCAAATGTAGAATGGAGAAGAAAAGCAAACCTTGCAAACACGGCTGCTCAGAACGAAGTTAATGCTAGGAATGCACAGAATGCTTTTGGTCTTTCTAGCCAAGCAATGAGCTTTATGTGGCAAGAACTACGAGATCAAGCTGAGTTTGATTTTAAATGGGCTGACAATGAAGCAACACGTAAGACTCAGTTACTTGCTACAGCAATTGCAAATGAAGGTGAAGCTGCAAGCAAATGGTCAACGAATTTAACATCTATAACAAATATTATAGATAGAGTTTTTGGAGGATAATATAAATGGGAATATTAAGTAAAATATTTAAACCTATAAAGAAAGTAGTTAAGAAAGTAGGTAAATTTATTAAAAGACTTGCTAAGAAAGTTGGTGGAGCTTTTGGCAAACTTGGAATACTTGGCCATATTGGAATGATGTTTTTAATGCCTTATGCTAGTTCCTTTTGGGGTAGTTTAGGAAAGTTTGGAACAAAACTTGTACAAGGAACAAGTCTTGCAGGTAAAGGTTTTGGTCATCTAATGAGAGGTATATATCACGCAGGTAAAGCTGTAGGTACTGTTTATCGTGGAGTTACTGAAGCCGTTGAAGGATCTTTAAAGTGGTTAAGTAATAAAGTGGGATTGACTGATATTGCTGATCCTTTTTCAGGATTAAAAACTGTTGTTCAAGATGCGCAAAATTGGGGAAGAGCAGGATGGAAAGGAACTAGAATACACGAAATTTCTACTGCTGGATTACCTCAAAAAAGATTGTTACCTGATGGAACTGTTGCACGTTCAGCGACACCTGCTGAACTAAGAAACGAAATACCTACTGTTCAAGGAGGAAATGTAGCTATGATGGGTGATCCAAATGTAGGAAGTTACGATACAACTACAGGTCCTACTATAGATACTGTAAAAGATGTAGCTACTCCTCCTGATCAAGAAGGTCAAAGTCTTTTAGGTAAATTAGGAGAAGAAGCAAAAGAAAAATTTAGAGAGACCATTGTAGATGCTCCTAGTATGGTTGCTAGAGACGTACTTAAAACAGGAGTTCAAAAAAGTATTATGGGAACTCCTCAAACAAGTTATGGTGGAAGTGTTTCATTTACTATGGCAGGAACAGGTGATATATTATCGTATAACGACATAGGATCAGATCCTAACAATTTATATTCACAAGGTTATAATGTTGGATCACCTTTTATGCAAGCTTTTGGAACTCAATATAATTACAACGATGGTTGGGATGAATATATGGAAATGCTTGCACCATCAGGTAATTATAGTTACAAATAAAAAAATATAGTAAAAGGTTTTAAATTATGGCAATAGAACAAAACATACAATATGAAGAAGAAGGACTAGAAGCACTAGGTCATATGAATAGACCTATTCCCGGACAGTCTTTAACATCTAATCCTGATGAACCTTATCCTTGGGAAAGCCCTCCTGAGTTTGTAAGAGTAAATGATGCATTGGATTATATATTAGATTTTCTTATTGAAGAAGAAAATTATACTTCTATAGTTGGTGCAATAGGAGAAGGAATACCTATTTCAGATGTTGTACAACAAATTATATATATGGGTTTTTCAAATGGTAAATGGAATCCTGATATGATGATGTTACTTATTGAACCTTTAATGTATATGATTATGTCTTTATGTGAAAAAGCAGGAGTTCAGTATACTCTTTACAGAGGTGAAGAAGAAGACGATAAAGCTGAAGATATTGAAGGAAACCTACAGGAAAAAACAGACGAATTAAAAAGTCTTACAAACTTGATAGAAGAAAAAGCAAGCGAAGGTAATATCACAAGTGCAAGTGTTCCAAGAGAAATAGCACAAGAAATACAACAGGTAGAAGTTCCTCAAAGTTTAATGGATAGACCTGAACAACAAGAAGCACCTGCTAGTTTAATGGCAAGATAAAAGATACGGAGAATAATAAATGGCTAACGATATGTTTGATTTTAAAGCACCTAAAGGAAGCGCTGTTGCTTTTGGACAAGCTTTACTTGGTGATACCAGACAAAGAGCAGATAAAAAAGCAAGAGATATGGATAAGTTTGCTAAGAAAATTATGTTTGCTGATGTTCTTAGTAGGGGTGTTGAATGGGGTTTAAACAATAAAGTAGAAGAGTTTAATAGATCTCAAGCTCCAGCATTTAATGCATACAATAAACTATTAGAAAGAAACAATAGTTATATTTTAGAAGAGCAGGATAGAATAAAACAAGGAATATCAGAAGAACAATATCTCGAAAATAAATATAGGCAACAGTTAGTAAAAGGAATTAAAGAGCAATATGGAGAAAACGTAAATATGGTTCCTCTTTATTCTTTAGTAAATAAATATGCTAGACAGAAAGCTTTAGACACTGTATCTCAATATAAAAGTACAATTCAAGCCTCTAAGACTCTTCCTAATTATAAAGACGATGAATTTGAAAAAGTTTATTTAACTTATTCAGACCAACCTCAAAACCCCGGAGAACTTATTTTAAATAACATAGTAGACTTTTTTAAGAAAGAAACTCCAGAAAGTCTTATTGAAAAAAACGCAAAGGCTACAGATGCTTTATATGGTACAGAATTAGGTAGATCTTTTGAAAATTTTGAAAAACAAGCAGACGCTCTTGAACTTATATCTGAAGGTAGCGGATATGATTTATTTAGCTTAATATCCGAAGCTAAAAAAGGAAAGTTATTTAAAGGTAATATAATAGACACACAAGTGGTCACAGAAAAAGATTTTAGTGATGATAGACAGACATTTACTGAAACAACACATATTGTTGGTATCAGTAGAAATTTGGAAACAGGCGGTTTAGAAATTAGACGTGAAAATAAAATAGAAGTTAAAACAGATAGAATTTTAAATGATGGTGAGTTTTTAAGTGCTAGTGACATAAAAAATGCTTTAGAAGATATAGATAAAAAAAATCCAAAATATTCAGTAGCATTAAAAAAACTAATGGGAGACGACAGACCTACTTATAAAACACTTAACGATTTTAGAGTATATGTAGATGAAAATAATTTATGGGCTATAGACTGGAACGATGAAGACAAAATAGCTAACAGTTTTGAAAAATATTATTCTGCTGTTATTGCAAACGAAACCTTTATAGATAGTCGTGGTAAAGAAATTCCTATAGGTCAGTGGTCTCCAGACAAAAGAATATGGACATTAAATCCAGATGCTTTAGAAGAAGCTAAACAAAGAGGACTTGATCAAGTAACTCAACTAGAAAGATTTAGAAAAAAAGGATTTGATTTAAGTGCTACACAAGAATACAATCCAGATACCGAAGAGATGAAAGAATCAGGTAAAAAACCTCTTAGTTCTAAAATTACAAAACCAGAAAATATAAGTAAAATAAAACAATTTATAGATGGTATAGGAGATGAATCAAGTACCATAGAAGAGTTATTTGGAGAAGCTTTAAATAATCCTGAAAATAAAGATAAAAATTTAATTGTATTAAGCAATAATGTTGATGACAATATGTTAGAAGTTTTATTAGAAGAAATGGGAATTGATGAAAGAATATCTGCGACTATGTTAGAAGGTACAACACTTTACTATAATAAAAAAGACCAAAAGTTTTATTTAGATTAATAAAAGGTTAATTATTATGCCAATTTTAGTAGCGCCTAAAAGAAAAGAATTACAAGACGAAGAAGATCGACTCAGAGAACTTCGTAAATTTAATCCACTATATAAACTAGACAAACAAGAAGCACTTTTATATGCTTCTGAAATGGGAGCTAGTGATACTGCTCGTGGTATTGCTCAACTTTTTGGTAAAGGTGGAGAATACTTTGGAGTAGACGGCTTAACTGATTACTTAAAAGAAAAAGACAAAAAATTAAATGCTATATTCAATAGTTCTGAATATGGTAACGAAGCCCTTGCTACTTTTTTAGGATCTGCTGTAGTGTTTGATCCTGTAAGTTATGTTCCTATTATAGGGTGGATGTCAAAAGGAAAAAAAGCAAAAAATTTATGGGATCTTACAAAATATGGTGGGTCTACTGGAGCAGTCGTAGCAGGTTTAGGTTATACTCCTGAAGATTACGGTCAACTAATATCAGACGCTGATGCATCCTTAGTTCAAAAAAGATTAGAAAATGCTGCAATAGGAGGAACTTTTGCTAGTGCTTTGACAGCAGGCGGAGGAAAAGTAGTTGATAAATATTTAAAGTTTAAAGGTAAGAAAGGTTTGTTTGAAGAAAGTGATGAAGTATATGCTCTTAAATCATCAAACGACAAACTTTCTAAAGAAGAAGAAAAGATAGCATCTAAAGATCCTCTTCAAGTAGGTCAAATTGTTAGAGCGAGAGATAGAAATAATATAGGAACAATCATAGATTTAGATGATGATACAGGAGTAGCGACTGTAAAATTTGTTAATAAAAGGAATGGTACGACAGCAACAAAAAGATTTTCTCAGAAAGATTTAAGACCTAATAGAGTAACAAAAGCAAAACCCCTAAAAGATAAAAAAGATTCTCAAGTCGAAAGACCTGACGATGTTGTGTTTGTTATTGATGATACTTCTAATCCTAGTACATTATTATATAGAACAAAAGATAGGATTACTGGAAAACTATATACAATTAGAAAAGCATTTGATGAAAATGACAAGGTAATAAAAGGCCAATGGGAACTTATTGTAACCAAAGAACAAAAATATAAACCTAAAGGCAGTAAGAGAACAAAGACAAGAACAATTCAAGAAAGACCTATAATTTTTGGAAGTCTTACAAAAGCAAAAGAATACGTAAAAAGAACAATAAAACCTCAAGAAGATTTTGATACAAAGACATTAATCAACAAAGAAATACAAAAAGAATCAAGACCTAAAAAAAATATAAATAGAAATGCAGGTCCTATTCTGTCTTTTTGGCAGGATAATTTTGGGTATCCTATTTTAAATGTTGCTAGGAATAATATTGGAGAAACTGTAGGTGGTGTTAGTGGTTTTATGTATGGTGCAACAGCCTCTGAAGATGATCCTAATACTTGGTATCCTGAGAAATTTTTTAAAGGTTTGCAATATGCTGCAATAGGTGCAGGTGGAGTTAAAGGATTTAAAGCACTAGATAAAAAATTCTATGATGGTCAAGGTGCAGAAATGTTTGCTAGAGCGATAATACCTGATTATAATTTACCTGAAGAATATATAACACTTAAAAGAAAAACTCAAATAGAAAGAAATACTATTCTTAGTAAATTTTTTGATATTACAAAGAGAGCAAAAGATGAACTAACACCTGAACAAGATCAACTTTTATGGCAATTTATGTCTGGAGAAATGTTTGATTTAACAAAATTAACGAAAGAAGCTAGACAACTTGATTCTGAAGGAAGGAAATTAGTAACTAAATATGCTCAAGAAATGGTAGATTTAGGTTTATTAGATGAAAAGATTTTTAAAAAACATATAAATACTTATTTAAAAAGATCTTATTTAAAAAATTTAAAACTATCAAATCCTTTTACAAGAACTTCTAAAGAAGACAAAACTCGAAAAAAACCCTATGGTGAATTAACTTTAGAAAGTGTTAGACAATTAAGACTCTTAGGTGATGAACTTAAACCAAGAGGTATAACATTAAAAACTACAAAAAAAGAATATAACTCTAATCCGATATATAAACAAGAAGGATGGGAAATAATAAAACAAGGTAAAGGTAAAAATGCTACTATTACTATAAGAAAAGACTACACTAAAGAGCAAAGACAAGCAATGGGAGAAATAGAAAGTGCTGCTTATGCTTTTAGAGAAACAGGTAGATATCTAGCTAATGATGTTTCTGTTTCAAAATTCTTTAATAATTTAGCAACCAATCCTAAATATAAAAAATTTATTATTGATAAAGCAACCTATGACAGTTTAGATAAAACAGAACTAGATAAATGGGTTAGAATATCAGATGACAATATAAAAGGAACAAGTAGACCTCGTTTTGGTAATCTTGGAGGAAAATACACAACTCCTGAAATAGCCAGAGATTTAAAAGCAACTTATAATTTTGCTACTAAAAGCGATAACATTTTAAAACCTGTTGCAAGAGCATTTGACGCTATACAAAGAACGTGGAAAACTTTTAAAACAGCTTACACTCCTTCTACACATACAGGTAACTTTAATTCTAATATTATATTAATGGATTTTGCAGATGTAGAATACAGTTATCTACCTAAAGCTATAAAGATTATAAGAGAGGGAGATAAAAATCCTTTATTTAGGGAAGCTCAAATAAATGGTATATTTGATGTTAATTTAATAAATAAAGAATTAAATAATGTTGGTTCAGATATAGAAAGATCTCTTATAAAAGCTCTTGATGATCCAAATCAAGAGGCAGGTTTATTGGGTTATTCTTCCGATTTGTTAAAAAACTTAAAAAAAGTTCCTGATAAAGCAGAAGATCTTTATCTTTTGGAAGATAGTGTATTTAGACTTGCAACATATATGGATAGAATTGAAAAAGGATTTAGTGTTGAAGAGGCATCTTTAGAAGCTAGAAAATGGTTTATTGATTATGATATTAACGCGCCTTTAGTTAACGCACTTAAAAGATCTTTTGTTCCTTTTATTAGTTATTCTTATCGAGTAGCGCCTTTACTTTTTGAAGCTGCGGTTTTAAGACCACATAAATTTGCAAAATGGGCAGCAATAATAGGTGCTACCGATTTAGCTGGTCAAGCAATTACAAGAGAAAACTCTAAACTTGAAAGAATAACAATGAAAGAGTCTGATAAGAAAAGACTTTACAATTTAGATTTACTTCCATATACAACAATAAAAACTCCTTTTAAAAATGAAAAAGGAAACTCTTTTTATTTGGACATAGGAAGAATGATTCCGGGTGGCGATATATTTGAGCAGCGTCAAGAAGGAAGTGTTAAAATTCCGGGAGTACCTATGCCATTACAACCGGGAGGTTTATGGTTTGATTTTGCTTTTATGTTAACAACAGGTAAAGACCCTTTTACTGGAGTATCTGTTGTAGGTCCTGAAGGAGAAGTTGTTGGACCCACTTTAAAAACAACATTTAAAAAATCTTTACCGAACATAGCTTTTGTTTTTCCGGGTTCTTATAATGATGAAAGACTTAAAAAAGCAATAAGAGCAAACAGAAGAGGCTTGCAAGGTCAAAGGACTACAGGATCTATTTATGCTGCTGAACCGGGAATTATAGAAGCATTGTTGTATAATTTAGGTATAAGACTAAGGCCCCAAGATGTACAAGCAAATAAACAACTAAAAGAAACTCTTTTTAAACAAGAAGAAGCAGAGTTAAAAGGTAAAATAAGCGGTTTAAGAAAAGCTTATCAAAGAGAAACTATATCTTATGAAGATTATAAAGAAGAAGAAGCAGAACTAACTTTGCTTTTGTTAAGGCTTTATGGTGAAAAAGAACTGTACGATAATGCAGTAGCTGCTGAAGAAATAAAAAGATCTAAAAGATTATATGAAAGAAAACAAAAATTTGATGGTGGTGAAATCTCAGAAGACTTCCCAGTTGCTAATGTAAAAGAAGAACCTTCTGAAATGATTAACAAGGCCACAGGTTTGCCTTACGAAGCCGAAATGGAACGGTTAGGTTTTGCTGAAGGTGGTAATCCTGCTAGAGAAGAACGTATAGCAGAACGAGAAGAAAGAGATAGAATAAGAAAACAAGAAGAAGAAGCAATCATTAAAAGTATAGATGAAAATCTTAACCCACTACAAAAAGCATCTCTTATTCCTGTACCTATTGCTTCTGATATAGCAGGTGTAGCAGGAGATATACAGATGTATCGAGAAAAGCCTGAAACAAGATCGTGGAGTAATTATGCATTATCAGGTTTAGGTGCATTACCTTTTGTTCCTAGTGTTGCTGGAACTATTGGTAAAGTAAGTAAAGGACAGGAATTTACATCTAAAGCTACAGATATTAATTATAAAGGTGGAAGAGTTCCCGCTGTATTTAAAAAGGTAGATTGGGAAAAAGATACCATAAATCTTGATTTAGGAGGAGGCGCTGGAGAAGTATCTACTGATTTTTTAAAAGAAAAAGGAGTAAGAAATAAAGTTTTTGATCCTTATAACAGAACTCCTGAACACAACGAAAAGGTAATGTTAGAAATTGGAAATGGTCAAGCAGATACAGTTACGATATCCAATGTCTTAAATGTTATTAAAGAACCTGAACAAAGATTGAAAGTTATCGAAAGCGCTAAAAAAGCTTTGAAACCTGAAGGCAAAGCATATTTTACAGTTTATCAAGGAGATGGTAAAGGTGTTGGTAGAATAACAGGTAAAGATCAATGGCAGAATAATAAAAAATTAAAAGACTATGAAAAAGAAATTAAAAAATCTTTTAATGATGTTTCAACAAAAGGAGGAGTAATTATTGCTCGTAATAAACCTAAAGTTTTTGGAACGACTACTGATGGAAAATATTATGTTGTTGATACTCCAACAGGAGCAATGAAAAAAGAGACATATGAAGAAATGTATGGTAATCCTAGAATTAAAAAACAATATGGAGGCTTAATAGGAAACCTTCAGAAACGTAAAGCAATGCGAGAAGGTGGAGATACTGGAAAGGGTGGTTATCCAACTTTACAAGATAAAGACTATGATGCTGTTCTAGAATATATTGGAGGATTAGATCAAGAAGAAATGAATAGAAGAGCTAATGAATGGGCAGAAAACAAACAAAAAGATTATCCTACTTTTGATAAAGAAAACTTAGCTAATGCTTATCTTCACGCTATTTCTACTTACGAATTAGCAACTCCAAATCCTGAAGGTGGAGAAGGAAATAAAGGACCACTACAAAAATGGGGTCGTTCTTTAGCTGGACAGATAGGAATGCAAGTTAAAGAAGGCATTCAAGCAGCGCAGGCAGCTTTCGGATCAGACAGAAGCGCAGACAAGTTTGTAGAAGCTTTAAAAGATAGAAGAAATAACAGGCTAGGTATGGCAGCGTGGTCTTTGCACAGAGAAAACAAAGAAGATGCTTACAATTTTATAGATCGGAAAATAACTGAACGTTTGGATTCTAGAGTTTCTGGAGAAGGAGAAAGATATATGAGTGGTCCTGTTATTAACAAAGACGAAGAAATGTATCTTCCAAAAATAATTGGAAGTGGAGAAGAAGCACTTAAAGATGCAAAACGTTTTGTTAAAGGTTATAAATAATACTTGACAAACTTTAAAATAAATACTATACTATAATGTTACTGTACACAGAAGAACAACTAGAAAGCGCTTACGAGATTTATAGAAGTCACCAAGCTAGACAAGACTTAGGCTTTATGAGCTTAGAACACTTTAGAATGTTTTATGAGCAGTTAGCTGAAGAAGTTCTAGACGGTGGAATAGAAGAAAGATATGGGCTTCCCGTTTGAAATTATTACAATGCTGGGTTCAACATTACTCAGCAGTCTGTTAAGTCTTTGGGCGCAAAGTCGTAAGGCAAAAGCAGAAGAACAAAAACTTCTTATTACTAGAGGTGAGTTTGAGCTAAAAGCTATTGAAGCTGCAAGAAATGTACAAGACAAAGGCTTTACATTTACAAGAAGAGTCATTGCATTGACATCAATCTTTGCAATCATAGTGTTGCCCAAACTAGTAGCAGTATATGCGCCTGATGTTTCAGTTACTGTAGGATATACTAATTGGAATCCGGGGTTTTGGTTTTTTAAAGAAGGAAGAGAGGTTTTTGAATGGATTACTTTTCAAGGTTTGGTAATCACGCAGTTAGATACCAATTTAGTATCGGCTATAATTGGTATGTACTTTGGTGGTAGTTTAGTTAAGAGATAAAAGGAATAAATATGCAAAATCAAATGGGTGGCTTTCAAGGAGATATGGATCGTAATGAGGTTGAGATTGATCTTAATAAGTTTATGGCCCTCCTTCAAGAGAAGTCAGATTTAAAAGACAGAATAAGGGAACTTGAAGATGAGAAGAATGATAACCCTTATCAAAAATTTATATTCGTAGCAGAAGCTATAGATAGCTGGAGGATTATACCAAGAGCCTTCTTATCTATCTATATGTATCTGTTATATTACACAACATTCTGGTTTATGGATTTAGCTGAACCGACCTTTGAACAATCAGGATTGATCTCGATTGTTGTAGGTGCAGGGGCAGCTTGGTTTGGACTCTATACAAACAGCCACAAGCCAGACGGAAAAAAAGGTAAAGACTAATGAGTATTATATTATTTTTAATCATAGTCGTTATGGGTATTATGTGGCATTGTGAGCCGAATATGATGCGAGACATCGTGGCTAAGTGCAAAAAATACGCAGGCGATATAATGAAATTGATTAAGTTTAAAGGGTAATCTTTAGCTTAACAATAGGAGTCTCTTAGAACGCTCATATGGAGGTCTGAGAGGCATTTATAAACAGCATTCTTGCTTATAATAAGGAGAAGAAAATGGTCAGAAAAAGAAATGACTTTTATGGAATGGTGGATTTTAGAGATCCTATATTCTCATCATTGTTTGTAGGATTTGATGGTCTTTTTAAGAATATGGCAGAGATGTCAGCAGGTTCTAAAAGCCTACCAAGTTATCCACCTTACAATGTACTTCAAGACGGAGATGATTACGTAATTGAAATCGCTCTGGCAGGTATCAAGAAAAAAGATATCGATATTACATCACAAGAAAACACTTTAACAGTTTCTTACGAGTCTTCAGAAGAAGATGCAGATAAAAAACTGTACAAAGGTATTGCACAAAGATCTTTCAAAAGACAATTTAATTTGTCTGAAGACATAGAGATTGAAGGTGCAAGTTTTGTCGATGGTATGTTAAATATTTTCTTGAAGAGAATAATTCCTGAAGAGAAGAAACCCAAAAAAATAAAAATTAAATAGTGATAAAGTGGAATACGATTTTGAAAGAAAGTGGACAAGAGTAAACAAGGAATATCTTGCGACCTTAGTGGATGATCACCAAAGGTATCGTACCAAGTTCCGTATTCTTTTTGCTTATTTAATTTTTGACATTATCGTACACTTAGGATTACTAAATTAATTTATGCTGAAGAGGAGAGCAGTATATGAAAATAACTAAAAATTTATTAGGAGCTTTTATTGTATCTGCTCTTTTCTTTGGCGGTTCTGCACAGGCAGACCAAACTGGTGATTGTGATGCAGGAACACAATATTGTGAACAAAATTCATTAGCGACAACCAATACGACAACCACTACGAATACCAACACGAACACAAATACTAATACAAATACTAATACAAATACTAACACGAATACCAATACAAATACTAATACTACAACAACTACTGGTACTCAAACTAACACTAACACAAATACAAACACTAACACAAGCACAAGTACGGCTACAAATACCAACAGCAACACAAATGTTAATACGACTACGACAACAGGTACGCAGACAAATACAAATACTAACACAAATGTTAGTACAAACACTAGTACTAATACCAATAATAATACAACTAATTCAACTGTATCTAGCACGGTAAATTCTACCAACACTAATACTAATAATAGTACTAGTACAAGTACCAATACTAATAACAATAACAATGTTAATACCAGTACCAGTACTAACACAAACAATAATAATAACACCAGTACAAGTACTTCTGACAACACAAATAAAAATTACAATGAGTCTAATTCAAACTCAAGAGTTACCACAGACAATAAGAACGTAAACGAAAACAACAGTACCTCAAACAATACAAATAGAAATATAAATGAGAGCAAATCTGAACAAACTATCAATCAGAATATCACGCAAAAAGCACCGCCTGCTTCTGCGATTGCTCCTAGTATTATGAGTTACAGTCAAGACCTTTGTACTGTAGGAAGGTCAGGTGCATATCAAGGACAAGTGTTTGGCTTTTCTACAGGTCGTACAGTTCGTGATGAGAATTGTGAACGCTTGAAACTTTCCAAGTATCTATATGATACAGGTATGAAAGTTGCAGCAGTTGCCATACTTTGTCAAGACGTTAGAGTATTTAAAGCAATGCAAATGGCAGGTACTCCTTGTCCTTACGAAGGAAAGATTGGTGAAGATGCTAAACTTGCTTGGAAAGAAAACATTAAAGACAGACCTGATTATGTAGAAGCAAAAGCTCAGTACCTTAAAAAGTGTAAAGGTACTAGAAACGAAAAAGGTTTGAAAAAATCAAGGCTGACCTGTGCTAAAGAGTTTGACAAAGGCGCTTAGTGTATCACTGCTTTTAATTGCCTCGTCAGTCAACGCAAACTATATATACGAAGCAAATCAAAGTCTTTTTGATTTAACAAATCAAACAGGAACAACCAATATGGCATCTGGTGACGATCAAGTATCAGGTGCTTTTAATTTAGATTTTACATTTACATTCTATGGTGAAGATTTTACATCTGCTCGAATGGCAACCAATGGTTGTCTACACTTTGGGTCGTCAGGAGGTTATTGTAATGACTACACACCTGACCCACTACCTGAAATCACATACACCTTATATCCTTTCTGGACTGATCTAATACGAGATAGTGGCTCAAAAGTATTAGCCAAAAACTTCACCGATAAAACAGTTTTTGGTTGGTACGATCTTCGTGAATATCATCGTAATTCCGACAACTCGTTTGAAGTCATACTTTGGAAGTCTGACGATAGTTACGAGTTTCGTTATGGTGCATTGGACATCATTCAACACGATGTATTGATTGGTGAACAAGGAAAAGCTGACGAGTTATATACTTATTATTTTCACGATGAATGTAACACAGGTACAACCAATACAGCTTTGTGTTACAACTACGATTGGAATAACTCAGACAAAAACTTAAATTTAGAAAATGGTGGATCATTATATAAATCAAACATAGACTGTAGTAATCCTCTTAATAATAGCTCTTGTGCAGGTTATGATGCAGCATACCTAACTCAACAGTGTAATATAAACTCTTTGTATGACACATCTTGTCCTTTATATTGGGAAGCTTACGATGATTTACAATGTGATCTTGATCCTCAATATGCACCTTTCTGTGCTGGCTACACACAAGAAGAATCAGTAGCTTACTATGTTGAAGATGAAACAGACTATGGATATGTTGAGGAAGAATATGATTATGGGTACGAAGAAGAATACGATTACTCATACGAAGAAGAGCTTTACTACGAGACTGATTCATATTATGAAGAAGAAATATATTTTAGTGAGCAGATAGAACAAGAAGTCTACGAAGAATATATAACCTTTTATGAAGAAGAATACGAAAACGAAGAAGTTTTTACAGCAATAGAAGAAGAAGAATATTATATTCCTTTTGAGTCTGTAGAAGAAGAGCTTCCTATTATATTAGAAGAAGAGTACATAGACTTTGTAGCTGACATCTTTGAACAAGATACTCCTGATCCTATATTCTTAGAAGAAGTTTTATTTGAAGAATTTGAAAGACGAGAAATAATCATAGAAGAAGAGTACATAGATGAAGAGCCTGTAGAGTATTTAGAGTTTGAAACAATAGAAGAACTTGAGGAATGGTTTGAAGAAGAAATGGATGAAGAGCTTGAAGAAATAGAGGAAGAGATCGAAGAAATCGAAGAAGAAATTGAAGAAACTTTAGTAGCTGAAGAAGAAAAAGGTGGTATTACTTCACAAATGTTAAGTGTTGTAGCCAGTACAGTTGAGGTAGCAACAAACAGTGTAAGCGGAACTACAGCAGGAACATCTATACATTCAACAGGAAATACGAAAGCTTCAGGCGGTAGTGTCGCAGTAAATACAACAGCTACAGCAGTAACCAGTAGTGTTACAGGTGGACAGAGTATGTCAAACTCACCCAGTATATCTGCTCAAGTAGTTAGTTCAGTTGTACAGACTCAACAGGTTTTAAATAGTTTTACTACCGACAGCAGTGTTGGAAGTACAACGGTTACTCAAAACACAGCAGTAGGAGATACCAACAGTGGTAGTAACGTAGCTGTAGGTTCAACCACTACAACAACCACTGAAACAACTACCAATACTAGTGTTGCGAGTAATACCAGTGGTGACAACAATACAGCAGTAGGCAATACAGGTGGTGATGAAAACGCAGCAGTAGGTGAAACAACTGGTCCTCAAAATACGGCAGTAGTATTTGAAAACAATATGCAACAACAACAAGAACAATTAGAACAGCAACAAGAAGAGACAGGAGAATATGCAGACTCTACACAACTTGTAGCTTATATGGGTACGCTTCCGGGATTTGATTTGTACCGACAGGTTGCTTTACCACAGGCTGATATGTGGTATGCACCTAAAGATATTTATATGACGGCTGTAATACCTGATAACAATCAAGCATTTTTTGGAATGTATTCAGATAGTTTAAATGGATTACAAGCTTTACAAGATTTACAACCTAACTTATAACGGAGAAATAAAATGGATTGGTTTCAATCAAGAGCAGCACAGCTAATAGGTTTGGTTTCTATTGTAGGAACCCTAGCTGGATTTGGATACACAGGTGCTACCTATGTAAACAGGATCGAAAACCTAGAGAAAAAAATAGGAAGACTCGAAGGCACAGAAGACGCTCAACAAGAAATTGAAGAACGCTTCAGTGCTATCGAAACTTCTGTAAGTTATATCAATAAGACAATTGATGATAGTATTGTACCTGAAGTAAAAGAAAATTCTAATATGGTTAAAGTACTTGATCTAGATATCTCTACAGTAAATGTAGAAATAAATAACTTAGAGAACAGAGTCAAAAGAATAGAAGATCAAGACGATAATCCGTTGGCAAATTAATCAACGTATTGTATAGCTGTGACTTCATCTTCAAGGTATTTATGTATGCCTTGAAGTTTTATCGTGCCTTCACGAATAATCTTCTTAATAACGTAGGCATCGTCTGAGTTTCTAAAAACTTTGTCAACATCTTTGATGGGCAGGCCACCAAGATCAGATACTAAGTTTCCTTTTACATCTAGTACAATTTTAAAAGTTAGTAAGGTCGCTTCCATTATACTATCTCACAAGCGCCTGCTGTACAGGCTAGTTCTTTAGTGTTTTCAGTCATATCTTCCTTTTCATATTCAGTAATAAGATCCCAATTAATATCGTGTACAGTTTTATCCATCCACTCATCGTATTCTGCCTCTGTGATCTCTTGATAAGGTGCTTGTTGATACGAGTGATCTGCATAAGGAAGGAACGAAACTCCTGATATCTTATCAAAGTTATTCCATACCCAAGAGCCTACCTCAAACCATTCGTGTTCTTTTACTGAGATAGTTGCAGAAGGTTTATGCTCGCACCAATGATCTTGGTAAAGTTTCCAAATTTCCAAGTGTTCTTTAGCTGTCAAGTCTGTTCTAGTTAAGCAATTCTTAGGAGATCTCATAGGAAAATAAAAGACTAATGTATGATCAGGCTTTGTGATGTCATCTTCGTGATAGACTCCTTGATCAACCATCAACTGTGCAAGAGGATCTTTCTTGTCTGCTCGAACAGTACGAATATAATATTCGCTGTGTCTTGTATGAATACCACTGGCACTATCAACCAACTGACTGACTGTTCCACTAGGCTTCACACAAGTGATAGCAGCAGATTGTTTTATATTTAACTTATTAGCCCAATCTTTATTTGTTTTAACAGCTTCTTTCTTGATAGCTTCTAACCTTTTAGGAAGATTATTTCCTGATACCAAGCTTTCATTGTCCATTATGCCTGTAAGAGATACACCTAGTAGTGCTTCTTCTTCTGTGTTGTTCTTCCAAGCCTTTGTCAAGTATCTAAAGTTAGTTAATGTTGCTTGGAATGTACCCAAGATTGTAGCGATCTCTGCTTTTCTTTGTAGGTCTACCCAACTATCATTAGGTCTAACAACAACCTCTGTTAAATTACAGAACTGTTTATTTCTTAGTATAATTTCACTACAAGGATTGCATCCAAAGTCTTTATACTCTGCTCGTCTTCCGTTCTTTGCAGCTTGATTCTCTGCTGCTTGACGATTAAAGATACCACGCTCACCACTCTTAGATTCGTATAGAGATAACCACTCTTTCATAAATGCACCCATCTCTGCTGAGTCTGTATAAGCTACTGAGTTGTTTGACAATGCCCGGTGTTGGCTGTGTTCCCACCAAGAACCTGACTTAGCATTTCTCATTCTTTCATCTGAGAGGTTGCTGAGTGAGATCAAAGCGCTACGTCTAACACCACCCACTACAACAACTTCTGCAATCTTACACATCAAATCGTGACAATCAATTGATACCAGTTTCTTTTGTCCTTTAGAGATGGCATCATTAAAGATATTGACTGTGAAATGCATTAAATCATCCAAAGGTGCTGGACCACTGGCACGACCACCAAAGGTTTTAAGTCTAGCGCCTTGAGGTCGAACACCACTGAGATCCCATTCAGGTATTTGTCCTGCATAAAGCAAAGACATTAGTTCTTTATAAGCTTTTGACCATCCAATTTTAGAATCAGCTACCTTTATAACTGTATCAGTCTTGTGTAGTTCTTCAGGAAGATCAGGAAGTTTATTTATGTATTGTCTTTCAACGCTGAATCCTACACCTGTACCACACATAAGAATGTAAAGTGTCTCATCGAATGCACGAACATTATCAACAGCAACATAGCTACAGTTAAAACCTGCAACATTATCACGCTCTAGTGCTTTACCTGCTGACATCAATGCTCTCATACTAGGCATCACTTCTAATCTAAGCACAGCTTCCTCAAGCCTTGGCCTGTCTTTACTGATGTCAGTATTATGGTTGTCCATTAAATGACTCTGCATAAAGTCAAAGTATCTTTTGACTGTCTCCTGCCAAGTTTCTCTTCTTCCTGTTTCTTCGTTCCATCTTGCATATCTACTAAGATGTATGAACTCTTGGTATGTTGTTGGTAAATTAACCTGTTTCATTTGTACTACGCTCCTTTAGTATTTGTTTTAGTTTATTTTCGTACCAATCAGCTTTATCTAAATCTTGTATTCCATTCTTGTATCTAAATCTCCATCGATACTTGAGTGAGTTACCTCTTAGATAGCCAATAAATTCTTCGTGTGTTAGCATTGCTTCAATGGCTTCAATGCATTCTATTTTTCCGTTGTTGTAATGGGCTGGGTGATTAACTAAATCATCATCCATTTCTTTATGTGCATACTTCATTAGATCATCTAATGGTATACCATTTAGTTTTATATCTACGTCTTTCATTTTGCTTCCTTATATTTCTTTTTAACTCTGTCACTAATAGGTACTGGGTTTCCATATTCATCTATACGAACAAACTTCATATCCGTGTTGACTACGATCTCTTGTGAGTCTGTTCTTACATTGTGTCTTCTTGCTTCGATGTTAAGTGTAATACTGGATCTACCAACTTTTCTTACTTTTCCCCATATCTCTATAAGCTGTCCTGCCTTTACTGGTCTTCTGAACTCCATCTTCTCAACCAATACTGTAACAACTCGTGGTGAATTACAAATCCTAGAAGCCATTGATGCACCTGCTTCATCCAACCAAGACATCATATGACCACCGAATAAATTATCGTGATAACCTAAGTCTCCTTCTTTACACATCTTTGTACTAATCAGTTTCATCTTTCCACTCTTTAGGTAAACTTTCTCTACTGAACCATCTAAATCCATTCTTTGATGCCCATTCAGCGTGGCTTCTTTTGGTTCCGTCTTTTCTTCTTTTTGCTCCGGGCATAGGTGCTGATGGATTAGAAAATAGAAACACTAATTCACATTCTTCAGGTAATACTTCTTTAATCCATTTGTATTTATTGTACTCAGCATAATCCCAAAACCTTCCTTTAGCTTCTAAGTATATCACTTTATTTTCTAAGATACGAATAAAATCAGGATGGTATTTGTGCGGTATAGAATATTCTACGATACCTTTATGATGTTCCCAATGTTGTAGCTCTTCTTGGTGTAGATCATATTCCCATTTAGAATCGTATCCTTTAGGCAATCCTTTTTCTATTGGTCTTTTCTTTCTTGGTTTTCTTTTTGGCATTAATGTACTGTCTCATCTGTTGGCATATCCATACCAAGTTCTCTTAAGTTTATTTCGTTCTGTAATAAATCAATTAACTTTGTTAATAGTATCGTGTCTATTTCCTGAAGTTCTGCTCCAGAAAAAAGAACACCACCTATTGCAATAATTAATTCATCCAAAGGAATAGCATTAACATCTATTTCTAAAGTGTCTTTTGGATTGTCGTTTGTCATATTCATAAATCGTATATATTATTTTGTATCATATCAAAAACTTTTTGTTCTTGTTCTAAATCTTTTTGTAGTTGTTCAAAAGTTAAATCAGGGTTGCGCTTAACTCTTTTATAAATCCATTTAAGCGAATAGGCACTGAGTAGAAACTTTCTGTTTGCATATATGTGTGTCTGATCAGAAAGGTATGACTCAATGTTATCAATCGTGATTTCTTTTTTGTCTTCTTCGTTGGGTAATAAAGAATGCAGCCAAGCAACAAGCAAGCCTTTACCTTTTTTACGTAGTCTCTTAGCCTTTTTTCCATTCATCTGTTACCTCTCTTACTCGTGGAAGTTTTACAACGTTTGTAAAGTATTCTGTTTTGTTTGCATATTGAAACACTCTTAAACCTTTACCATCGTTTGAATCTTGATGACAAACAAACTTATGCTTACAGTAAACACAAGGTCTAGGCAGTTTCATATTGCCTGCTTTACCATCAGGTATAGGATTGTGACATCTTTCAGGTGGAGTATCTTTCTTTATCTCAGCTTTAAGTGTTTTAATTCTTTGTTTGATATTAGGCTTGTCTAAATCCTGTGGTCTAAACAAAGCAAGCTCACCATTCTCTTTGTTAAGTGTAAGGAATCCACCGTGCTGTGTGCCTTCTGCTTCTTCGTAACCTGCTATCTGAGCCATATAACCAAAAGGATCATCGTCAGGTAGTGTACCATCTTTAAACTTTTTAAATGCAAAGCCTGATGCAGTCTTGATATCTACAACTTCACCATCAATTTTACAATCCATATGACCTTTTATCCCGGACACAGTAACTTCTTTTTGTTCGTCAGTTACTTCGTGGCCTGCTAAACGAGCCAAGAATAAAACAACTTCTTCTAAGATGTGACCATACAAAAACTTAATCTGTACAGGAGGCGCAAACTTTACAGCTTGATTCTCAGATTTCATATCATACCAAAGCTGACGATTGGGTTTACCAACATTCGACATTCTTAAAGTAGGTTTATCGATAGGATGTTCTGATGACCAATGCAGTAAAGCTTTCTTCATTGCTTCACCAAATGCATCGGCAGTTTCTTCTGAAACATTTAATGACTTACCTTCTGTAAGGGTATCAAGTTTGTCGTATATATCTTGTACTAATGTGTCTAATGTTTTCTTTTTCATTTGTTATTTTCCTCTAAATATTTAAGAGCGTTTTTAAGAATTTCTGTGTTGTCTTCAAATCTTCCTAAAGCGTTATTACAGTTGTTACAAATCCAACCTCTAAATTCATTGGTATCGTGATTATGATCTAACACCCAAACTGTCATACCATTGAATTGATTATACTCTGTTAGTTGTTCTTCTGTTTTTTTACAACAAGGACATTTATAATAAGGGTCCGTTGGTTTTGGATTAAATACTTTTAACTCTTTTATAATTTTATTTTTTTCATTCTGACAACTTTTACATTCTTTTCTAAGACTCTTCCCAAATTTTTCTCTTTTTCCAAAATGTTTTATTTTTTTAGTTTCTTTACAAGTTGAACAAGTTTTATGATTTTTATCTACTATCTTTTCTTTGACATAATCAAAGAATAAATCCAATTGCTCAATGTGTTTCACTCCAATCAACTCCTATCTTGTATTCACCATCCAAAGGACAGTGCATATTAAAATAAAAACCAGCATCTTTGATTGCTTGAACTGCGAGCATTCCAAAATCTTCTGCGTGTTCATTTCTTACTTCGACTTGCCATTCATCGTGTATGTTAGCAACAAACTTATAATCTAATCCTTCTTCTTTGGCATTCATATCCAATAGTACCAGTGCTTTTTTCATCACGATGGCTCCACCACCTTGAAGCAAACTGTTCAGAGAAGAGTGGGCATTTCGTATATGTATCTTCCTGCCATCTAATCCTTTGAGGAATTTATTCTTTGTTGCTGCTTTCGTAACTCGTTCTCTAAGTCGTTTAAATGAAGGTTGATTAGCAAAGAAACGTTCCTTAAGTCTAGCTCCATCCATTTTGCTTCCTCCAACCACTTGTCCAATTTTTGCATCTCCTGCTCCGTACAAGAGTGCATAGATGAAAGTTTTTGCCTGATCTCTTGATTGAAGTCCTGCAATTCTTTGATTCCTCGTGTGGATATCTCCGTTAATAATTTCATTTGTAAACTCCTTGTCATTCATATAGTGTGCAAGCATCCTTAGTTCTAAACTAGAAGCATCGATGCCTACTAATCTGTATCCTTTAGGAACAGTCCAACATTCTCTACACTCTTTTCCATAAGGACTTTTAAGTGAGGGTACTTGCGCCATATTCGGTGATCTATGGCTCATTCTACCTGTGATTGTACCATTAGGTATAACAAATCCGTGTACTCTACCATCGTCTTCAACAGATTCAATCCAAGATTCAATTTGTGCAATACGTTTCTGTAGAAGTAAATACTCTGCAATAAGTCTTGCTTCAGGTATATCTTTAATCCTTGATAGTGTTCTCTCGTCTACCACAGGTTGTCCTGTTGGTGTAAACTTATAAGGTTCCCAACCAAAGTCTATAAGATACTCACCTATTTGTTTGCGAGATCCTAAGTTAAAAGGTTCTTCGTGTGTACGAATAAGGCTTTCAGATCCTTGTTCAAAAGCTTGCTTTTCTTCTAAAGAAAGGTGTACTCTCTTTCTTGTTTCTAAATTTAATCCAAGCTTGGATAGGCTACCATTCTTAGTTGACTGAGGTATGATTTCTTCCCGGACTATTTTAGGTTTAAATGTTTGATGTACTTCATTCTCAACCTCAAACATTCTTTTATATAAACTAGCGAGCAGTAGCTCTGCTTTTTGTTTATTAACCATAAAGCCATTCACTTCTTGATCTTTGATAATCTTAGCCACAGCGTGTTCAAGATCAATACATTCTTGAGAGAAACCTTTGGCCTCTGATCTTAAAGCATCAAGAGTCAATGTATTAACTTGTACATCTCTTGTACAATATGTCAGCATCTCAGGTGAGTACTCTTTAAAATCTTCAAAGTCAATTTTAGGTAGATTGATTGAAGGATGATAACCCCACATATTTAAACTATGTCCACCTTCACGAATGGGATTAAACAAACGAGAAAGAACCAAAGTATCTACAACTTTTTTATCCTTTAGATCTACTCCTGTAAGTTGTTTTATAACAGGAATATCAAAACCTACTATGTTATGTCCAATAAGAACATCAGCAGATTTCAGTAACTCAAGACCCGACTCCAGTTCGTGAGGAGCAAACTTATATATTTTACCAGAGTCAGCATCTTGAGCCACGATACACCACAACTTAGTGGCTTTCAAATCGTCTGTTTCTATGTCAAATACGAGCCTAGGCATATGCATCGAACTCTATATCTTGACCATCGTCTTCATAATCTTCCGTAGGAATCTCCTTTAAACGACCTGTATCTCTATCATAGAGAAGTTTACAAGCAAGTCCTACATCACCTGTGTACCTAGACTTCAAGACTCTTAACTGTGTAGTATTAGATTCTTGTTCGTCTTCTGCTTGTTGATTTCTTTCTAGTGCAATCACACAATCACTGAGTTGTGCAATAGATTGTGAACCTCTCAAGTGACTGAGACTTACTTGTATTCCATTCTCGTGTCCTTTGTTACCATCAACTCTTCTCAAGTGAGAAACAAGTATCATACCTGCGCCTGTCTCTTCACAGATTGATCTGAGCTTAGTCATAATCGCATCGATTGCTCTACGCTCATCTCCTTCATACATAGCGCTAACCAACATATGAAGGTGATCGATAACAACCCACTTACAACCGCAACCAACTATCATATATCTTAATTTAGAAAAGATATCTTCGATAGAGTTAGTGCCGAAATGTGCGTGTATCCAAACACGATTTTCATTATCACCATTGTATAGAATATCAAAGTAATTATCGATCTCATCTTTAGAAACTTGTTCTAGTTCTTGATCAATATATAATCTTCTATTGGCTTCTATAGATAAGATACCACTGATGGTCCTATTGGGATCTTCTTCCAATGCAATGATACCTACATTATCTTCTGTAGTTTTAATGAGCCAGTGTTCTAGTTCTCTTGTGACACTAGACTTACCCAAGCCTGTACCGCCTGTAAAGGTGACAAGCTCTCCTTGTCTCAAGCCATACAGTTTCCTGTTCAATCCTTCATAAGGATAAGGCACACTGACTTTCTTCTCTCGTGTAAAGAACTTTTCTTTGTATTCTGATACATTGATTACACCTGATGGTGTATATGTTTTTGCTTCCCACCAAGCTTGATTGTATGCATTTGTTGCGCCATCCATCAACATATCATTTGCATCTTTGTATCCATTAGGGATACGCATAATCTTGGCTTTGTTGGGTGTCAAGAGTCTAGCTACTTTCTTTGCTGCTTCTTGACCTGCTTTATCTCTGTCGAAACACAGCACTACATTGTCAAAACTTTCAACAAATTCTAAACTGTTCTTGATATCTCGAACTGCTCCACCTGCACCTGTCTTTATACTTACGACAGGCCACTTAGATCCTAGCATTTCGTATGCTGCTAGAGCATCGAACTCACCTTCTACAATGGTTAAGTATTTACCACCATCTTTAAAAAGTTGTTCACCAAACAACCCACTATCTGATAGCTCTCCTGTAGACCTAAAATCTTTCTTGGTTCCGGGAGGTGTTTCAGTTTTAACCTTTGTTGCTGTGAGTTTGTTGTCGTAATAGTAGGGAAATACCTGTTGTTTAACTACAGACTTTCCTCTTACATCGTGACCGTGTATGACTTTAACACCATACTTTCTTGCTGTCTTTTCAGATATATTTCTGTGATCAAGACGAGCAAATGTTCCGTTCTTTGGAACCTCTAAAGCATAGTGCTTGTTGTCCTTTAACTTTGTAACTGTTGATTCCATTGGTTTATCCTCACCTGTTTCTTTGTAGTAATCTTGTATAAAAGTTTCGCAACTAAAACATTTAGCTGATCCATCTTTGTTTATTGAACAAGCATCACTACTATTGCAAACAGGACAAGGTTTGTGAAATTCTACAAATTCTGTATTCATCTTGTTTGCTCCTTTTAAAATTGCCTACCACCTACCGAAGTTTAAAAGGTACTTCCTACCTGTACTACATTAGTCCTCTTCAGGAGGAAAAGCATCTGTCTCTTCGATGTCAACTTCAGGTAGTGCTACTTCACCAGAAGGTAATTCAACACCTTCATTATCGCTGTTGACTATCTCTACGATTCGACTAGAAAAGAAATTGATACTGGCTTGTATCTCTTCCAAGTCAAGAGTCAGGTTTGCTTTTTTCTGATTGAGTCTTTGAAGTCTTCCGAAGACTGCTTGACCCTCGTCAGGTAGCTCGTCTACAGATATTTGTACTCCATCGATCTCAATGTAAGGTACATTTCCATTTACCTCTTCGTTCATAATGATCTCCGATTAAAATTCAATGTCGTCTGCTGAGTCATCAAGTACGTCAAACTCATCAAGGCTTCCATCGTTGTAAGGAACGTGTTCCAGTACTTGTATTGCTTGCAAGTCTAAACGATGAAAAGTTCCGTATTTGTTTTCGATTACTTTAGGCTCGAACTGAACTTTTATTTTTGATCCATTACCTATTGGCTGATCAAAAGGATTCTTAGCTGAATCAACCACACGTACTGGCGGATTAGTAGAACCATCAGGTCTTAGGTAATACTTCTTGAAGAACAACGCAGGCTGTTCATCAATCTCTTTGATCTTATGCCCATCAGACTCATACTTAGCAGCAGTCTTTTTATCGACCACTAAAGTACACTGATATGTAGGCGGATCAAAGGTGTCGTTGGGTTTTAATGCGCTTACCCAATACGCTATTCCTTCTTCTATCATATAAGGTCCTCCATATTAAAGAAGTTATTGTTATTAAACATAGGCGGATTATACAGGAATCCAATCCTAATGTCAAGAACAAAATGAAATATAATAGAGAAAGTTGTGAGGGTTTTTGGAGTCACGAATGCCCTCACGCACTCATCTGTTACAGAAACAGGTGTATCTAAGCGACCTGTGTATAGGTATTGTGTTGTGTTGTGTTGCTTATATTACACGACTCGTAGTGAGTATACACTTCTCATCTTTTATATTTCTTTTCGTACATAGTATTGTAGGTACAGATTTTAAATCTGTCAAGTTTTATTTGTTTCTTTTCGTATAATCATAAAAGAATTTCTTTGGATTTTCCAATCCATTAATGATCTTTATTCTTTTTAACCCGTGCATCTTGAACTTGGCCTTCGTCAAAAGCTTAAAGTCTTTCTCGTTGTTAAGACGAATCACCACTGACATATCTTTAAACTGTCTCAAGTACTCTCGTGCTTCTGCAATACCTTTGAGTTTAAGATTCAAACCATTCCAGATGTAATCAGTAGTATTCATAAGGTCCACCAATCAGGCTTACTACGATTTCGTTCCCATTTAGCATAGTGTTTCTCGTTGATACAGTAGTTGCGATAAGCTTTGATAGGATCATTATCTTTGTATTGATCAGGCATAGCCTGTGCTACTGGTGTTTGTTCAGTTGAAATTTCTATATTATCAGGCCATTTAGATAAAGGGTTTCTTAGTTTAGTTATACTTGCGTGTTCTTTCCCATATCTATATTTGTATTCATTACCTAATTCTAAAAAATGTAAATACAGCCATAAATAATTAGCACTACATTCTCTTGCCCAAACAGTACAAGGATGATTCCAGTACGCTCTTTTGTATAAACCTACCTTGTCTGCATACTCGTCACCATCTAACTCTCGATGAGCTGTGCATAACATCTGAGCAGTTTCAAGCGGCATCTTGACTAACATCTTGTCAGGCTGTGCTTGTGCTGAAACGATTGGGCTTCGATCAAAATAAAATATGTTCATTGTTGTGTTACTCCTATTATTAAAATCATCATCAGTAGAATGACTGAAAGAATGTGAAACGAATACTTAATCATTATCCTTTCTCCACGTGAATAACTTCTCTTTCATTACCCATATAATTATTTGAGTCTACATACTCACCATCATTCCAACGATCTCTTGCATCGTCTTCTGATTCTGCTTCGACTTCATATCTTTCTTCCCATTCGCCTTTAACTTTAACATCTACAATATAAGTTTGTAATACTGTTGGTTTAAATTTTTGCATTATTCCTCCTCATTATCACTAATGGTTTGTACTTTTAATACTTCAAACAAGTGCTTAGTAGGTATCAAATCATCTAGCTCATTGTTACTGAGTTTATCATTCACTACCTCTATAGCTTCTTGTTCATTCTTTGCATCGACTACGAGAGTATAATTTCTCCAGTCTATAAAGTCTATAAAATATGTATGTCTTTTAGATTTTATAGAGTCTTTAATACTTATAACATTATTGTTCATAGTTCTTATAATCCTTATATTAATTATATATATTATATACTATATATAGATTGTACCAAACAAACATATCAATGTCAACTAAAATCTAATTCTTTAGTTTCGTTATCTTGTTCGATCTCAACATCATCATTAGGGTTCAAGGGTTCAGGACTTATATATAATCCAAAGTTATTTACATCTAATGTGTTGCTAAACTTATCAAACATATCATCGATCTCTTTCTGTATGTCTTTGATTTTCATAGTGTTTTCCTATATAATTTTTAGTTATATACCTACCACATCCTACCGAAACTTTAGCTACTTAATAGCTTGGTGTTCTAACCAAGGGTTATAATCAAACAAGTTTAATGGTGAAGTATCTTCTACCGAATTGGAACTCAGTTCCTAATCCAGTGCGCAACACTTGCCACCTGCTACGATAGATTCTTTTACCATACTTACCTTTTACAAGGCCAAGCACGTTATAAAAATTACCGTAGTTTTCGTTTCTTGTTTGATCGATTTGTACTATATTAGCCATAATACTATCTCCTCACTATTGTTTTGACAACAAATCAAAAGGTGTGTTGTCATTCACCTTTAGAATTAGATATTAAAATACTACCTAATCTTTTAAGATAAAAGTTATCTAAATAAGCTGCGAAACCTCTACCACAATCGAAAAAATTTCCAGTTTTTTCTTCAACATAATTATCGATTGTGTCGTGATCATAAATATACATTACCTGTTTAGCACTTCCGTTGTATCTGAGTCTTTCATACTCTGCACAAACCTGACCCACCAGTAGGTTTTTTTCTTCTTGTGAAAGTTTTGTTTTATCTAATAAATATTCCATAATATATACCTTTTTTGTTTAACAACAAATCAAAGAGTGTGTTGTCTTTCACTCATCATAACCATATACTTCTTGTCTGACGTATTGATATGCCATATACTCTACAGCTTCGCTCTCTGCTAAAGGATGTCCTTCGTCTTTCAATATCTGTACAACATTCTGTATAAACTGTTCAACGTGGTTAGGTCTAGGTTGCCCTGTCCAAACAAGAGGAAGATCATCCTTAACTTTATTCCAAGCATCTTCAGCCACGTGTAGTACTGCATTCTCAGCATCCAACATCATTGCTTTTAGTTTCGCCATCTTATTTCTCCCATTAAGTCATCAATTCTTTGGTGTATAAACGCGTGGTAGTCATCACTATCCTCACTGTAACTCTCGTGTGCTTCAATCATAGCAAGCTTTATACATTTAACACGTTTCATATCTTGAAGCATCTTCACTTCTTTGTTGATATCTTCAATATATTTTTTAAGTTGTTCTTTTTCAGACATCATAAGTGTACACCTTTCCTCTAGGACTAGTATATTCAGTCTCTTGTACAGTTACTAGATACTGTGTACCATACCTATCTGTTAGTTCTATCTTCTTTTTGAATGGCCCTCTAACAATATCGGACTCGCTTGAATCAACATAACCAACTTCAGCGACAATTTTAGAATCATCTTTTAAAGTCTTCTGTATAATCGAAGCTATATAATCAGAATAAATCATATCTTTTCTCCTTTGTTTATTTATTTAATATTACTTAGTATATGTGAAACCACCTCAATTGTCCACCCATTTCCGAGCATCTTGTAGCGCTGTGTATTGCTGACACCTGATGTATAATTATCATCAACTGTCTGTAGTCTCTCGCATTCTAGTGGTGTAAGCTTTCTCCAATGTAAATCTGTTGCTACATTCGTTCTATTAGCAAAAGATGCTGTCAAAGCGTGACTCTTTCCTCTCTCATCAAACACTCTGTCTTGCATATGAGGTTGCTTACCTCCTGCATCTTTACTAGGATTTACTTGATTAGGTTTGGTAGTCACCACCACATTATCTTTCTGTACTGTCGTAAGAGTATTGGTCTTATCATCTTTGCGTAGCTCTAGTTTTTGCGTGGTCGATCCATCCTCATTGTATCTACCTCTCCAAGCACCTGTCACAACCTTTGGTTCTCTATGGCCACCTTGCATCGTTGTTAATGTCGGTGACTTACCATCAGGTGAGTAGACTCTCTTGATTATATCATAACCTTTGATGTCTACTGCTGTACCTACTTGTTGAGGTTTATCGATAACCTCCTTCTGCGGTATTCCTGTTGCGTGAAAAGTACCGCTCCTTTCAAAGTTTGCTTTAGATGATTTGTAATACTGCGATTTAATTGTTTGCGACTTTTTTGGTAAATCACTGGTATCATCAACCAACTTGTGAGGCACTAAAGTCATACCATTGTTACCTGCACCTTTGTACATCGTGGCTGTCATACATAAACTCTTATCGTCAGGATTCTTGTAGTGCCTTCGATTCCTCTCAGTATCTTTGACAGGATTCTCATCGTGATCATCTTCTAAGATATCTCTCAAGACTATCCCTCTATCTTCAGGCTGTTGAACATTTGGTATGTTGGTCCAATAATATCTCAGCCTGTTCTGTGCGCTCACCAATGCACTGTTGATTAGGATTGGTTCTATTCTAACATCACCAAACATATCTACAAACTCATCGTCTACCTCATCAGTAGTATAGCAAGACGATACTTGCTCAGTGATTATATCAAGATACTCTTTCTTCATACGAACATTCTCTAACAGAAAATACTTAGGCTTTAGCTCTCTTAACAATCTAACAAACTCAAAGAACAACATTGATCTTGGATCATCGAATGCCAATTGCTTACCTGCAAAACTAAATCCTTGACAAGGTGAACCTGCCAAAAGTAAATCTACCTTTGGCAAGTCTTTGGCTACCACACCACAAACATCTCCTAGTTGTATCGTATCAGGATAATTCTTCTGAGTAACTTGCATTGCATACTTGTCAATCTCTGCAGCATAATACTTGTTGACTTTGATTCCAAGTCTGTCCAATGCTTGTTGACCACAGCTCATTCCATCGAACAAGCTCAGTACATTGATACCCTCTTCTTTACTTTTTAAGCTCATCTATTGTCTCCCTTAGATTCTCTCTCTCTTGTATAAGTTCACGCATCTCATATTGTTTATCCCAAATGTTACGATTCAACCTAGACATCTCTTCGTATGCCTCGTTTATTCTCTTGGCTTTGGTTCTATAATCAAAGTAAAGTGTCACTCTCTCTGCGTGTTCAATGGGTAGATCCTGATCGTATGATCTAGGTCTGTACCCATCTTTCAATGCAGGCATAGTTCTTGGACCTCTCGCTCTGATTCTTGAAAGTCTATAAGGTGTATCCTCTAGACCTTTCTTGAGAAGATCAATGATCTTATCTGATGCTTCTCTCTCTTTACCTTTCTTATAAGGTATATTTTTTATTGACATTATTGACATAATATTAGCTCCTCCTTATGGGCCTTCATTCATTGTTGTTTCAAAAAGATGATCAACTATATATTCATCTTTCAGTTCATCCATATCTACCAAGCGGAAGATATATTTGAATATTAAACTAATACCTAGTTTGTTTTTTATAATATAACTAAAGACTTCTAATGTTTCCATCTCAGCTAGTTCACTCTCTACTCTATCAACGATAGCATCTTTACTCCAATGTGACATAACTCTATGCTCCTATCTTTCTAATGATTCTAATTGCGTGGATCACATCTAGTTCTAAGATATCAACCCACTCCTCTCTACTGTCTGAATAATACTGATATTCTTCTGACATATCAACAGGTATAGTCTTACCTAAAGCTTTCATTATTGCTAACACTGTTTTTAGTTTCATAACTTTCTCTCCTTTATAAAATTACTTCTTTAATATCTTCAACATATATACTACCCATCTCATCAAAGAATCCTACCTCACTTGCTCTCAGATCAACAAGCAAAGTCTTTTTAAATCCTTTTCCTTGTTTGATACTCTCTAGTGAGTAAGCAGTACATAAACCCAAACCATTATCGACTCTTAGTTCAGTTCCTTTTTTTACATTTTCTATATTATCAATCACAATTTTTCTCCTCTATTTTTTAATGTTCAAGGTAAGCAACATTACTCACCCTCTTATCCCAACAAGCTCTGCAATCCTTACACTCGTTGCCTTGTGTTGGTGCAGGACAAGTATAACCTTTATCACTTTTAGAAGTGACAACTGTACTTGTATGCTCGTGGAATTTATGAGGCTCTCCATCTACCATCGTTGCACTCACTCGCACAATCAAATTGCTAGGAAAGCTTCCATAATCTTTCAAGTATTCTTTCACCATCTTTGCTTCTCTCGTGGGCAGCCAATGCTTAACACTAGGTGTAAGCTTACAGACTTCTACAATCTTAGTCAAGTGTTTTACACTCTGAATATCACCACTATCGTGCCATCTAAAGTGATCGGTCTTACTCGCATACCAATTGATGAGGAAAGCCATAGCTCCTACCCATTTAGGATTGTTCTCTACTAGGTCTAGCCTGTTGTATAAAGCCTTACCTACATTGGCAAACCTTATGTAGTTACCCTTCAATGCATAGCAGTTATAACAAACACTACCCTTTACTTTGACTAACTTACTCCCTGTCTTACATTCTTGAGCAGGTACACTGTAAGAAAATCCGGGCATCTTAGATGGCTTACCTAATCCACCTACCTCTTTCATAGCTGTTGCTACTGTATACTTAGTCGTTGTCATCAGACACCTCCTCTATATTACAATCATCTACATACCCATAATCTGAAAGATTATCAAATTCTTCTTGAGCTTGTTCTTTGTTTTCTGCCTCAACAATACAAACTAAAGTCGTGGTTATTTTATATTCTTTTAGTTCACTCATTCAGACACCTCCTCTCCTATTGGATTATCTATATACCATTGTTGCTCACACTCATCACAACAATACCCATCTTCCTCTCTCTTTAGTTCTTCGTTGTAAAGGCCAAACACAGGATAGCGATTCACAAACCTACCGCTACCAAATGATGTATCTCTACGACAATGAACACATAGATCACCTATATCTATTACTTCATTCTCACTCATCAGACACCTCCTCTACATCACCTGTTGTCTCACGAATTACCAATTCAGAAGAAACAATATCTTCATCAGTCCAATCACCATCATCTACTTTTTTTATTGCTTCTTCTTTGTTGTTAGCTTTTACCTTAACCCATTGTCCATAACTTGCGGACTGTAATACATTATAAGTTTTCATTGTCAGACACCTCCTTTATGTCTTATTAACATTAATTAAACTCACTACAATGATACACAATCCTATCACACCTATCAAGCTGCTGAAGATTGGATCATCATAAAAATAGTACCATACAATTCCATTTGCAATGGTGTACCACCCTATAAAATTGATAAGTAAAAAGCTTATCACTCTGTCTATTTTCATATCTATTCTCCTATAAAAAGATGACTTAGTTGTATTCGATCAATTAGTTTTTCTAATTGCTCCAAATCTAAATACTCATCAATCAAAAAATCTCCATTTGAAGATTGTATGAGATTCATTAGACTCATTCTCTGATCCAATAGAGCTTGTTCTACTTGCTCTATCTCATCACGACTCAATGTGATCGTGTAGGTTTCCTCAAGAATATTTTTCTCATTTACCTTTACATTTATTTTCATAACGCACCTCTCAATGCTTTTTTAATTTCTTTTTTGGCACTTGCTCTAACAAGTTTCTCAACCTTTCTTTTCTTCCAACCGCCAAGATGTTTGTTCCACTCACCTGTTGGTATTTTATTTCTTTTCGATGCCATTATTACCTCTCTATCATTGGTTAAAAAATTTTTAAAGTGGCTAGAAGAAGGCACAAATATCTTCATATTTAATACACCACTCTACAATTATGTTGTCGACATCGTGCTACAAAGGATTCGAACCTTTATCTAAATGTTTTACCATTAAACTAGTAGCGCTACATAATTTATAGATAGTACTAATACTTTTCTTTGTTATGTACTTCTAATTGCTATGTGAACTTACCTCCTTTCAAAGCCTATCACATACCACTTGTTGAAACACAAGGGCTAGACAGGCCTTCCTTTTTAAAGTGCGATTTCACCAACACTATAGTCTAGCTTTTAGCTCTCATTGTGTTTCTCTTTCTCTCTCTCTCTCTCTCTATTGAGCTGCTGAGATCAAAAAAATTTTTTTAAAAAAAAGGCTTATCACTTTTGAAAGTGATAAACCTTTAATTTATTTAAACCAATTTTGAAAGTATTGAATCGTTTAACTTTCTGATCCTTTCATCGTTTAGTTGCTTTTCTACTCTTTTAATTGCTTCTTTTGCACCTAACTCAAGTAGATATTCACTCAATAAAAATTGATGATAATCATTTTTAGGATCATATTTAATTCTTCTTTGACTTCTTACTTCTTCATATAAATTTTTCATAATTAAATTCCTTTATTATTGATTAAATTTTTATAGAGATAGTTATCATTCATAGTGAATATTGATGTCGATGAATCTCATATCATAGCCATTATTGTTGTGTTACTTCTCTTTGGATTTTTTATTCCTAGCCGTAACAGTTTTTGGTTTTTTAGGTGTTACCACCTCTTTTGAGAAAGGTACATCCAATTCATTACAAAGCTTTAAAAATCCTGTTAAAAAAGTTTTTAATCTTTGAGGATTCTTAACCAAGAATTTCATTGACCATTTTATAGCCTCTTTCAATTCTACTTCGTATTCATCTTTTGCGTTTTCTCTAGATTCTTTCAAGGCATTTAACATATCTTGATATGAATCAAAGGTATCAAAAATTTCAAAAGTAGTTGGTTGAGGTACTTTTGTAATTGATCCGTCAGAAGTATTCACTTCTTCTTGATATTCAACAGTACATAAACCGCCAAGAGATTTGTCTTTAAAAACTGATCTAAAATCGGTGAACATCTGTGTAACTGCACTAGGTACACTTTGTCTTGATTCCTTATCCGCTTTTTTGATCCATCTATTAGTCCACTTCATTCTTTTTGATGATTCAGGATTCTCATTATCAAGATGCTCAAGTTCACATAATTGTTGATATGTTCTATCGACATCATTAATAGTTCTGAATCCGTGCTTCTTAGAGAATGCTTCAATCATTCTGAAAAGCCTAGGTCTATAACCTACACCTTTCTCATCACTTGATGACAATGATTCGTTTAGATGGTCTCTACGGAACGTATCTCTAACGATGTCATCAATCAAAGATTGAAGTTCATCTAGCAAGTTAGTGGTTTTAGTTGTTTTAGTTGTTTTGGTTTCTCTTTTTGTTGTTTTAGTAGCCAATTTAATCACCTTTATGATTAGGGGCTATTCAACAAAATCCAAAGACATCAACACCCACTATGAATGATAACTATCAAATCTGATTTGGTTTTCGTGATTCCACTTTCCTAACTTGATTGTCACCCTGCATTCGTTGGTGTCGCTGTTAAGTATGTCCAAATACAAGAGACATTATTGACCAAGTAGATACAGATATCAAGCGATTCAAAAATAGATGTGATGTTTGTCACTTTTGAAAGTGATAAAAAATATTCGATAAACGATTGTTTGTATTGAGAATGTGCCAAAGCTTTCAAGTAAATATTTTGAACATTTTAAATGGCCTGATGACTTGGTAACTTGTCAGATGTGAGAGTCTACCAATATAAAAGATATGATCTTGACTAGCATAGAAAGAGGGATCAAGTCAATAAAATACTTTAAAAATTTTAAAATATTTTTCTTGATTTGTGAGTTATTTTATGGTTGGAAAATCTTGGAAATTTGACAAATTTGTCAAGCATAAAGATTAGAGAATGTCTAATAATATTTTGGAATATGTAAAGAATTAAAAGTTATAAAGTATTAAAGACAGGGGGGCAGGTGTCCACCCCCGTACCCCCTATATATATATAGATCTCGAACATTTTAAGAAACTTTTAACTCGTTAACTTGATAAATGCCGCATAACTTATATACTCTATATGCGCTATATTTGCTATATTCTAATACTTGGAAGGGGAGGGAGTTAGTTAGGTATTTAACCCCGGGAGGCTTAAAGAATATTATACATACAGATTTCAATTTTGTCAAGAACTTTTTAATTTGTGAAATTTCACAAGAAATAACACCCTAAAATTTTAAAAAAAGACTTGACAAGTTCGTTAACTAGACCTATAATACAAACTATGGCTAACACATACCTACAAGAAACAAACAATAAAGATAGAATCTTAACAGATAAACAACAAAAGTTCTTAGATTGTTTAATAGAACATAATGGTAATGCAAAACTAGCAGCCCAAGAAGC